ATGAAGTTCCATTTTTGGCACAAGATACTGTTTTTGCTTCTATGGAAAATTCTGAGTTAAATAGTCCTGATTTATCAACACATAAAAAGGAATCACCATTTTTATTAAAGTTAATTAAAACTGCTAAAAGATTTACAACATATGTTCGTAGTGATGGTAAAACAGAAATAAGATTTGGTTCAGGTATTAGTTCAAATGCAGACGAAGAAATAATTCCAAACCCAGATAATGTTGGTTCATCGTTAGCAATGGGTGTTAATAAATTAGATGAGTCATTTGATCCAAGTAATTTTTTAAAAACAAAAACTTTTGGATTGGCACCAAGTAATACTACTTTAACTGTAACTTATAGTTATGGTGGTTCTATTACAGATAATGTATTATCATATACACTTAAAAATACAGATAATATTGTTTGGCAATTTGATTCAACAGGGTTGACAACTTCTGCAGTAGATGATATGAAAAAGAGTTTGGGTATTAAAAATCCAGAACCAGCAACAGGAGGTTCAAGTGGAGAGTCAAATGAACAGGTGAGACAAAATGCATTAGCATATTTTAATTCTCAAAACAGAGCCGTTACAAAAGAAGATTATATTATTCGAGTTTATTCATTACCACAAAAGTATGGTAATATTGCTAAATGTTTTATTGTACAAGATGAACAATTAGAAGAGAATACTAAGTTAATTGTTAAGAATGGTAAAATTTCAAAAAATAAATCTATAAGTACTTTACCAAATCCATTAGCATTAAATTTCTATACTTTAGGATATAATGCAAATCAAAATTTAGTAACATTAAATAATGCAGTGAAACAAAATTTAAAAACTTATTTATCTCAATATAGAATATTAACAGATGCAATTAATATTAAAGATGCTTATATAGTAAATATTAGTTGTAGATTTTCAATTCTAACTCAAAGAGGGTTTAATAAAAATGAAGTGTTGTTAAAATCAATTAATGAAATAAAGAAGTATTTTGATATACAAAAATGGCAAATTGGACAACCAATTATATTGAGTGATATTGCTTATGCAATTTCATTAGTGGATGGTGTGGCAAGTATTGTACCACCAGGAGATGATAATCCACAAAAACAAATGGTTGTTATTGAAAACCAATATGATACATCAAGTGGTTATAATGGCCATGTATATGATTTACAATCAGCAACTAAAGATGGTATTATTTATCCATCATTAGATCCCTGTATATTTGAATTAAAATTCCCTAATACAGATATTGAGGGTAGAGTAGTAGGAGATGTATAATGTATTATTTTGAATATCCCACAATAGACACAACACTTTATCAAGGAAATGTAAGTTCTTCAATTAATACAGGACTTGATCAAATATTAGAAGTTAGAAAAAATGTTAATTCTACAGGAACTAATATTACCGTATCACGAATATTGATGAAATTTGATTATAGTTATATTTCTTCATCAGTACAAAGTGGAATTATTCCAAGTACTGCAAAATATTATTTAAATCTTTATGATGCAGCTTCAAGTGAATTAGCAGTAGAACAAACTTTACATTCATATATTGTTAGTGGAAGTTGGTTAGGTGGAACTGGATTTTACAGTAGAGATCCAGTATTGAGTGATGGAGCAAGTTGGAAATATCGTGATAACGATACAACAAAAACAGAGTGGGTTAGTGGTAGTTTAACACAAGGTGGAACATGGTTTACTTCAAGTTTAAACAGTCAATATAAAGTTAGCTCTTCAGAAAACTTAGTATACGAAACAAAAGATATTCGTATGGATGTATCTGATTTAGTTAAGAATCATATTTATTCAAGTTCTTTATTTCCAAATAATGGGTTTATCATTAAGAGAGAAAATGTACCAACATCTCAAAGTGCACACTCTATATTTGATCCAACAACCGCAACAGGTTCGGCTGAAGGTGATACTTCTCATTACGGACATTTAAAATATTTCTCACGAGAAACCAACACAATTTTTCCACCAAAGTTAGAAGTTGAATGGGATGATAGTTCTTGGAGTACAGGCAGTTTAAGTGCTTTAGGTTCATCCGATATAGATAATTTAACACTTTATTTTAAAAATCTTAAATCAGAATATAAACAAAAGTCAAAAGTAAAATTTAGATTAGTTGGTAGAGAATTATATCCAACGAGAGGATTTGCTACCACACCTGCAGCTCTAACTGTAAAAACTTTACCACAAGGTACTACATCAATTGGCCAAGGAACTTACTATTCAGTAAAAGATGCTTTAACTGATGATGTAATAATTCCATTTGGAACAGGTTCAATTGTTAGTTGTGATTCAACAGGTAATTATTTTAATATGTGGATGGATGGGTTTCAACCAGAAAGACATTATAAGTTTGAAATTAAAGTAGTAAGTGGGAGTGGAGCAGAAGAATCATCTTTAATATATGATGACGGATATGAATTTAAAGTGGTGAGATAAAATGCCCTATACAATAAAACAAGCTAGAAATACAAGTTATTATAAAAATGTACAAGATGCAGATGAACATAAACTTTTAAAATCTTTAGAAGAGGAAAAGAAAAGAGCTGCCATATCTGGTTCTGCTCTTGACGCAACAGACCCTTTACGAGATGATAATGGATATTTGTTATCATATGAAGACCCTAAAAATCCAGGTAATTCAATGGAACAATCACATCAATATGTAAGATTACCACTTGTACAAAAATCATCTAATAAAGAATTATGGTTAAAGTTTTTTGGTCCAGAAGATATGGGTGGTAATGAAAAAGGAATTTTTAGAGAAATAGAAGGTATGATTCCATCCCCACCTGAAGAACCAGTAATAACACAACCTGAACTTGAGGGATTAAGAATAGAGTTAGAGAATAAGATAGCAGCTCAAGATGAATTAAATGTAACATTAGATGAAACTATAACAGAATTACAAGAAGAACTTGAAAAAGTAGCAACGGGCGGTTAGAATGTTAGAATACGGATTAAATCAAAAAGATAAAGAACAATTAGAAATTCCTGGAGTTCTACCATCTGGATTTGGTAGAAGAAATGAAGATTATATTCATATCTATGTTTATAACTTTGAAGATGTATTAGTTGGTGATGAAATGTTTCCAGCAGATATAGATGTTGGTGGTAGAGTTATGGATTTAGATGTTGGTGGGCATTTACGAGAAATGGGATTTGCAGAAGGAACTTATAGAGTTAAATATTTGTTTTTAAAACGAGTTGCTGGTAAACAACAAACTGTATTTGTAAATGAGTTTGGTGATATTCATGTGGGTAAGGTTCAAACAAAAGTTATTAATGGTGAAACAAAATATTATTCAACTAAAAAGTTTGGTAAAAGACAATCAAGACAAGAACTAAAAGAAATATTTCCAAAAGAATTAAAATATGTTGTAAAGAAAATATCACCAAGTAGAACTGAAATAGAAGTTGATACTCAAAATATTCAAAATAGAATTTATCAACGAAATTTAAGACAATTAAATTGGTGGATGACATATACACCTAAAAAAACTGCAACTGCTGGAAAAATAAGATGGGATTTAACCGACCCCAATACATTAATATTAACACCACATGATAAAGAACCTGGATTTAGTGATGCAATGGTAGGTGGTAATATAACAGTTAAGGGAATGTATAGTATTACTGGACAACAGATTGCAGCAAATATTCCATTAGCTACAACAGGTACACCACCACGAGTTTTTTCTGCAGAGGGTATGATGGATTTAGATGTATATGTAGGAGTTACAAAAGGAGTAGTACAACCAACAGTAGATGAACAAGTTAAAGATAGAGTAGTAGACGAACCAGTGGTAGTGTACTGGATAAGTTTTCAAGAGTATGTTTTACAGGAGACACTAAAGTAAAATTAAGTAATGGTAGACAAGTTCCAATTAAGTATTTACGAAGTGGAATGAAAGTTAAAACTGAAATTGGTTATGCAAAAATATTAAAAGTAATTAAAGATGAAAGACCTTATGGAGATACACTTTCTAAATTTAAAAATCTTATAACTACAGATAACCATCCAATGAAATATCGTGGTAAATGGTATAAGGCTCATGAGATTGGTAAGTTATTTGAATCCAAACCACTTAATGTTTATAATTTAATTCTTGATAAACACCACACAATAGTTGCAAACAATGTTGTTTGTGCAACTCTTGGTAAGTGGGAATCAATGAATAAATTTGAAATGTGGAGAGAGAAACAAATCACTATGTTGAGAGGTATGGATGAAGGTGATGATTGGAGTATGGGTGGAGATTCTTCTTCTGATAATGAGGGGGAACAAACCAGTACAGCTTATTTTAATAAACAAGAATTTATAGTCAATCAACCACCACCAAGTATAACTCCAGAAAATATTAGAGGGGCGATATTTGAAAGTCAGATTACACCTGATGTACCAACAGTTCCAATACCAGAACCAACAATTGAAATACCAATTGATTATGTTGGAAGAATTATTGAGGTGTTGGATAATAATAGAATTAAAGTTGATAAATCATATGAAGAAGGTGCAAATGAATATGAACATAGTGGTGAAGATAATTCACGAAAAATATTTGATGAGAGTTTTGTTAAATTTAAAAAAGGACAAGTTGAAAGATTAAATACCTATTTGGTTTGTAATGGTACTTATAATTTAATGACGAATTATAAACGAGGAGTAAAATCAGTTGAGGTAGAAAGAGAAACAGGAGTTAAAAACCATTGGGCATCTGCAAGATTTGTAAAGTTATATGATAAATTACCTGATGATATTGAGGAAATGGATTTGTGTTATTTTGTAGAAGAAAAAATGGAGCCATATGAAGATACTATTACTTTAGTTCCATTTGTAGAGGAAGACCCTGAGATATTATTTTTAAGATTACCAGATTTTAATTCAACTAATAATCCAATTAATTTTCGTGGAACACAATTTAATAATTATACTCAATTAATAGGAACGGATGTAGGTGTACAAGAAGATATTCAAAATAAATTAGTTTCACAAAGTTTACTTGATACCCAAGTCAATGTTGATTATACAAGAAGAACAGATTATTTAGGAAGTGATATAACTGATTATGGATTTGCTAATCACATTCACTTTGGTAGTGCAGAAAAAAGAATTGATAATTTTAAAAAGAAATTAGAATTAATTGAAGTACATACTTCATCAAGTTTATCATTAGGAAATGTAACGGGGTCTGCAGAAACGACTGCAGTATTTGATTCTAAAAAACGAAGAGTGATTAATTCATTTGATCCATTTGAACATTATTTATATTTTGAATCATCTTCATATGCTTCGAGTTCAGTAGGAGAATTTTATTCAGCATCTTGGCCAAAAGAAAATTCAACTTCACCATATACATTAGTTCATACATCAGGTTCTGCAGCTACAACTTGGGTTACAGAGTGGGAAGGTTATGCAAACCTTTTTGATAGAAATAATCGTGATAGATTGGTAAATAATTTACCACTTCATATAGCAAGTGATACTCAAAATAATCCATTTTTAGAATTTATGGATATGGCAGGACAACAATTTGATGAAATATATGTTTATTTAAAACATTTTACTGATATGAATGAAAGAAGTAATAAATTATCTGAAGGTATTTCAAAAGATATTGTAAGAGAAGTTGCAAAAACTATGGGATGGGAAGTTCATCAGGGAAATGATTTAATGATACTTCCAGAATATTTGTTGGGTAAACAGCCAGATGGAACATCAAAATATGAATCACCACAAGAACAAGTAACAGAAGAAATATGGAAAAGAATTTTATCAAATATGCCATTCTTTTTGAAAACAAAAGGTACTCAAAGAGCAATGAAAGGATTGTTGAATTGTTATGGTATTCCGAGCTCAATATTACGAGTAAGAGAATATGGTGGTCCTGATAAAGGAACAAGAGTTAGTCATGAGATAAAAAGAAAGTTTACATATGCATTAGATTTTAAATCTTCAGAATATATTACTGTGCCATGGAAAGATGATGGTACGAGTGGTATTAAACCAGAGACAGTAGAATTTAGATTTAGAAGTCCAAAATCAAAAGACCAAGTTATATTGAATCAAGGAACTAATTGGGGAGTATTATTAAAAGATAATGGAGCAACTGATGATTATGGTTATTTAGAATTTGCAATTAGTGGTAGTTCAGTTGAAACAATAAGTTCTTCATTATTACCATTTTACAATGATGATATGTGGAGTGTGATGTTAACAAGAAAATTAGCAACAGGTGTTGATTTAACTGCAGATACTACTTCACAAAATATAAAATATGAATTAACAACAAAACAATATGATGCAAGTAGAGAGGTTGTATTGTTTGCAAGTAGTCAAAGTTTAACAACTAATACTGCAGCTACAAATGCTAAATTTGTTGCAGATGGAACATTAAATATTGGTGGTAGTGGAACTGGGTTTTACACAACAAAATTAAGTGGTTCATTAATGGAGTTTAGATTGTGGAGTGAACCATTATCTCAAAGTGTATTTGAGAACCATGTACTGGCACCAAAGAGTTATAATGGAAATACTACAGAATCTTTTTATGATAATTTGGTTCATAGATTACAATTAAATGATAATGTAACATTAGATGCAACTTCAAGTTTTGCTGATAATAGTTTTTCACAAACATACAATGAAACTGGTAGTGCTCAAAGTTTTAGTGGTAATCAATTTAGAAGTTTAGTAGATTTAGAACAATTAAGAATTCCTAATCTTGGTCCAAGTAGAAGAAATGCAACTAAGATAAGATTAGAGGAAACAAGTATAACTGGACCACTATCATCAAATGTTAGAAGAGAACAATCTTCACAAGATTTTGCACCAATAGATAGTAATAAACTTGGTGTTTACTTTTCACCTACGGATGTAGTTAATGAAGATATAATGTACTCTGTAGCAAATTTTGATTTTGATGATTTGGTTGGAGACCCAAGAGATGTTTATAAAGATAGTTATCGTGGATTAGAACATACACAAAGAAAGTATTGGAAAAAATATTCACAAACAAATAACTTTTGGGATTATTTAAGAATTATAGATTATTATGATAGTGGTATTTGGGATCAATTAAGAAAAATGGCACCCGCAAGAGCGAACACATCTCTTGGTGTATTGATTGAACCTAATATTTTAGAGAGAAGTAAAGTAGTTGTTGGTAAACCACCAAATTTTGATAATGTTTATTATGAGAATGCAGATCATTTTGGTCATGGAATAGATTTAACTAATTTTATAAGTGGTTCTGATGATAGGATGATGATTCTAACTGGAGAGTTTCCAAATTATAGTGGAACTGTAAATATACATAATAATGAATCAGGTTCACTTGGAACATTAGCAATGCCATCATTAGTTAGATTGGGAGAAATAGACCCACGAACTGAATTTGGTGCTACATATGCAACTGCAAGTACTTCACAAGGAGCTGTATCCAGAGTATTTACAGAAGCATTACAACCATATATTAGTTCTTCAAGACTTGCAGAACACAATGAAATAAGATATAAAAATTATGCGAGTTCACAGGATGCATATACCGATACACCACTTAGTTCGTCATTCGAACCAGCAGAATATCAGAGTATGGCATATGACTCAAAGCTTTTTAGACTTTTTTATAAAGGTCAATTATTAACAAAAGATAATACAATAGATGGGAAAGACCCCGTTGAGATAACTATAACATCACCAACAAGACTTGTAACACAAGAACCTGGTGATTCCAAACTTAAAGTTGAATAAAAAATGAGTAAGTATATATTTATCTATGAGGGTTTCCATCTCAAAATCAAATACAATCAACAGGAGTATTAAATGAATAAAAAATCAATAGTTTGGACATCCAATAGACGCGTGAAAATGGGATTTCTAAACAATACAAGCGTAACCGTTGATGCTATTCTTACCAAAAAAGGTCGAGAATTATTGGCAAGAGGGCAAGACGAGTTTAAAATAACTAAGTTTGCATTAGCAGATGATGAAATAGATTACAGTTTGTGGGATACAGCTCATCCTAATGGTTCAAACTATTATGGTGCAGTAATTGAAAATATGCCGTTATTGGAAGCCTTTGTAGATGAAAATCAAGTTATGAGATATAAGTTGGTATCTTTACCTAAGAATACTGCTAAATTACCAATACTTGAAATTCCTTCACCAACATTAGTTTTCAATGGTCCTGGCGTAACACAAACTATCACACCTAATACGCGAAATGGTAGTGATAATGAAAGTGGATATAACTTCATCTTACATGATGCTGTTATAGCTAACTTAACACCAGTAGTAGTTGTTTCGAAGAAGAAGAAAAGAAGTAAGCGTAGACCAATGGGTTTATTGGGCAGAGGAGCAGCAGGTGGTCCAGGTGGAATGGGAAGATTTAGTGCAGCTTCTGCAGGAAAATTTTTACCAGGTGGAGTTCTTGAACCAGACTTTCTTTCAGATATTGAATTAGATATCGCAGACCTACAAATGAATACAGGTGCAACTACCCCAGTATTTTTAAACGAGGAAGAAAGAAAGAGTTCAATAACAATTACAGGAAAATCTGTAAATGTTGTTTCTCGTTCTGTAACTACCGATACTTCAACAAATGTAACAATAGTTGGGTTAGATACAG